GCGATTATAACCTGAACAGCTTGTCCGGGACCAACAGATGACGTAGCGACTGTAGAAGTCCCAAGAGGGAATGTATACTGCAGCGCACGCTTGATTAATTGAAGGTGGTTATCGCCTTCTGATACATTGTCAGATGATAAAGGCCAATCCCTGTCTAGATCATCAATATAATTGCCGGTTTCTAAACCCATAACTTACTCCTAGTAGTAACCACCAGTATTCATCACTCTCATAGAATTGCCTGAGTGAGAGTCTTTATCATCTTGGTCTTGTAGGTCAGTCATTGACTGCCTAAAAGCATTTGCCCATAATTGAACTCTAGCATCATTCATTAAGAATGGTTCTGCCTCTAGCAAAGATCCGTAGAGATATAGGTCTGGATTATTAGTTAACATATCATTAGTTGTCGCTGAATCACTTAATGCAGCTACCCTTGCGTAATAATCAATCTCCATAGTATAAGAGCTTGATGGCACCGGACCCATGAGTAGATAACCCGCTCTCATAGTATACGCTTCTGGAATCCCTGTTATGCTGCCAGCGTTGATTCTGGGCAACAACTGAGGGGTAACATAGTTAAGAGGACTTATCCTTTTATCTACATTCGTTGAAATACTACCAGTAGTAAATGTAGTATATATCTCTGATACCGATGTACCATCAGTATGTGCAGCTTTGGTAGTACCATTTACTTCTCTATCTGACTCAATAAGAATTGTGCCGGTGGCTGTAAATCCAGTAGCCGACGTTAGCACAATAGATGTGGCAGAATCAGTAATGTCACCATTCAATGTTGTGGTGGCTATGGTACTGGCATCATACTGTATTGTTCTTAACTGAAGATAATCAGAAGGCAATGGATATCTTTTTACACCACTAATCAGAGAGATAATCTTTACCGTCTCCATAATCCTAACCCGAAGCAGACGGTTTATCCGTGCTTCTGCTAGTTTTATGAACGTAGGTATTTGATCGGTTAGATCGCTACGATCAACGTAATTAGCTATCTCTGTTTTTAATTCAGAGAATGTTGAGAGAGCCATTATCTAGTTAGTTCAGTAATATACACAGTTGCTGTGCTTGCACCAGTAATCGCTGAACACATACTTCCCTCACCTTGCACACGGATCAAGTAAGGTGTACCAGCCGCGATGTAAGTTGAGGACGTAGTGGCAGGGCGATCAGGATCAAAGGCAACGAAACAAGCAGCGGTTGTAGTTACCATAACTGTCTGCGTTTGCGCTCCAAATGCAGATGTTGCGGTTGCGCCACTACTTGTAGTTGCGGATAACGTATGGTTTGTTCCTAGTCTAAAAACATTACTAATATCAATCATATCTTTTTACCTATATTTTTGTTGGAGCTACGCGAAAGTATGAGTAGTCTGGATTATTAAGATAGGAAGCCAGTACAGCTGGATCTTTATCTACCATATATAACCAACCACCCATACCATCTGGAACTTTTGTCTCTTCCTTCCACTTCTGATAAAGCACTTTTGGGATACTATGGGTATGATGCCACTCCCCCATCTTTCCCGGTGTTCGCTTATCACCAAAATCATTAAACTTACGTTTAGCATCTTCTAAAATCTGTGTCGCATCTTGTACTTCTGCAATCTTAAAGCTGTCATCAAAATCATCAAACCACAACTCTGTTCTAGATTCTTCATTCTCCTCAAGAAGATATTTAGACATATCCTATCTTCCCTACCATTGGTGCACCATCCGCAGGATCATGGTCTATGTACGCCTTCCTTAACCATCCTGCCGCATCTGTTGGTTCTGACGGTTCTTTAGGAGTAGGTTTATCTTTTGGGAAGATTTTCTTTTTTATAAATTTATCTGCCGCAATTTCTATATCTTTATCAAAGTTATCCATGTTATTTCCTAGATAAGTTTGGGGGTGAGTTTCCCCACCCCCGTACTCATTATTTTACATTTGCAAGAAGACCGCTTGACTTCTCATTACGAGAAACAAGACCGTATTCAGCAATTAACATCTGCTTGATAGAGTCGCCTGTTTTCGCCATCGTTTCCGTATGCCAAGGTCGGAGCCAGTTAATAGCCCAGAAATCCATGTCTAGAAAGAAAGCGTTAGCAGCAACAGAACCTACACCGTCAGTAGCTAGGTTTCGATCAGGTACGATTTTAAAAGTACCAAAATCAGAAACGTAGACATCGACAGCAGCGACGGCTGTTGCCGGGCCTGAGCCAACATTATGACGAGGAGGAACACCTAGTGAAGTCGTACCTGAACCTACTGATGCCAATCCTGAGATTGTCTGCTTAACAGCAGATGGTACAAGTATCATGTCTGGTTGACCGCCAGCATCAAAGCATGCTTTAATAACTGCTTTGATATTAGCTTCACTAGCAGCTACATTAGCACCCGCAAGTACCATAGCCGTTGTGCCTAGAGAACCAGCAGCAGGGGAACCACCAGAGCCACCATTAACCCAACCCGTGTTTAACCAAGACGGAAGGCCAGCGGTTGCTCTCGCTCCAGAAGTACTACCCGCAGCTTTAACGATGTTGTTAGTAAGCATGAATTCCATATCACGCTTCATTCGTTTTCCCGCTTTAGCGAGCATGTAAGCTTGAGCTTTTCCTCTACCAGCATAGTTAACAACTTCATCCGTGCCTGATGTCATGTTGACAGCACGGCTTATCTGCGTGTAATTAGTCAGCTTCGTTGGCTGCTCGCTTGAAGTATCTCGCGGAGCAGGACTATCATCACCTTCTAACTGACGGTTAGCAGAACCAGCGACAATCGTATCGATTTGCCACTCAAACAAAGTTGCTTCAGCTTTACCTTTACTACAACCAGAAAGGAAGGGAGTATCCATCGGAGCGATATTATAAATTACATCAGACAAGTCTTCTCGAATAGTCGCACCAGTATAAGTGGTAGCGGTATTTGCAACGATTGCCATTTTAATATCTCCTAAAAATAATTATTCTAGCATATCAAAGATTACATCAGCCGCATCATCGACATGGCCTGTTTCTTTGAGACGCCCCAATTTAGCAGTACGTTTGCGAATTCTGGAGGGAGCCTTATCTTGCTTTGCCTTTGATCGAACAACCTTTGGTTTATTCCTGACTTTCTTGGAGCGAACTGCTTGTTGCTTCCCTCGAACATCATCATAAGCCTTGGCCTTCATTAGCATAAGAATAGATCGGTGATCCACTAGAGTATCTAATTCTTCTTTAGTATACCCTTGTCCAACGGCATATTCTCCAATAGCTTTGGAGATTGCCATACGCTTTTCGTCATCTCTCCACTCCGGTAGGATCTGAGACATCTTATGATGTTCCTCCATCCACATCCGCTTATGCTGTTCTGACATTTCAGCTTGCTGTTGTTCAGTAGCAGCCTTATGTTGGTTTTGAAGTTCTGCTATTTGCTCTTGCGCTTGTCTATAGTCATCACGCTTGGTCAAATATTCTTCTCGATCTTCAGTCTTTAAGCGTTCCCAATCAACGTGTTGGAATTGCTGCAGATGTGCATAATTTGAAGAGATTGCCGCTTCAACGGCATCTACATACTGCGCTCTAGCTTGCTGAGTCTGTTGGATTTCCTGCTGCGCTTGTTGCATCGCGCCATCCATCTGTCTACGATATTCAGCTAACTCTTGAGTTTTCTTTGTATAATCTGCTTGTCGAGAGTAACCCTTTAAGAGTTCGTCTTCAGTGACCTCAACATCCTTACCATCAACTCTGACAGTATAGACAGTTTCGGTTTCCGACTCATCTTCAGATTCTTCTTCTTCAAGTGATTCTTCAGTCTCTTCTTCTTCAGCTTCGTCTTCAGTCTCTTCTTGAGACTCATCAACGACTCTGTTTTCAGAAGGTTCCGGTTCATCTTCGGATACTTCCTCTGATGTTTGCGTTTCTTCAGATTCTTCGGTGTCCTCCGGTGGAGGATTAATCATCTTTAGAAATGCTTCTCCTGCTTCCTCAATACTACCCGCTTCTGCGGTTGAGGTTACTTCTGCTTGCGGGGCTGGTTGCGTGTCCGCCATCTTCAAATCTCCTATAAATGATATTCCTTGAGTTTGCGCGCAATCTCACCTGTCTCTACAATCGAGGTGATATGTGTGCGAATCCTTTCAAGGAGTCTCAGAGAGAGCCAGCAATGTTCTCTGGCTTCAGTTTCCCTGATACCAGAATGGTACCAAGTATTTCTTAGTTCTTGTTCTAGCGTGTCTAATGTTTCTTTAAATATTGGATCATTAAGAAGTCTATTAGCACGCTCTTCATTTATTGTTGACATTATGCTGTACGTTGCTTTTTCTTATCTTTTTTGTATCTTGCTATACCAGCTTTAGTGTAAGGGTAATGTACAGTCTTCTTTCCCTTTTTAAGTTTCGGCACTATCCTTTTCTCCTGCTTGCCATTTTTTTAAATGTTTTAGCTAGGGAAGCTTGTCGCTTAGTTGTAGCTGTAGCTTTTGATCCCTTTTTTAGAACCTTATTTGCATAAGCTTGTACACCCATACCAGCGGCTTTAGCTTTCTTTGTAAACGCTCCTTCTTTTAACTTAGCTTTTTGTATCCACTTTTTAGCCATAATTATCCTATCGCTACAGGTCTACCCTGTTCTGCTTCGAGTGCAAGTTCAGCCATCTTCAGTTGTGCATCTACAGCATCTGAGGCAGCTACTTGCTGCAGCTTCTGCTGTTTTATCTGTATATCTGCGGCTTTAATTTCAAGCTCTCTCTGCTTGAGCTGCATCTCTTGCTGGTCTAACTGTTCCTGTGGATTAGGCTGTGGAGGAACGCTGTCTGGATCGGTTAAGAAGTCATCAACATTCTGGAAGCCCATATTCTTTATAAGAGCTGCACCCATGTTGTACATATTCTTCTCACTAACAATCTTCAATCCACCACGCATAGCATCACCAGCAAACCCTAACATCGTAGTTAGGTGCATAAGCTGTTGATCTTTGTTACCACTACCGATACCAACAGATACTGTGCAGTCATACTTGTCCTTCCACATATCAGGACGCACAGGAATCCATTGATTCCTTAACATGATAACTCGCTCATGGTCTTGATTCTTTAGAACCAGCTCGTAGATATGACGCATCAGTTCTTTAACACCTGTCTCAGCAAAGCATCTAGCAATCAACTCTACTCTTGACTGCGCTGCCGTCATCGTTGCGGCAACCGCTGTAGCTGTAGTATGCGATGTAAGAGCGTTCTCATTCAGCCCTTGAGAGTATTTGTTCACACCACTTCTAGACTCTCTTAACTTGTCTAGGTACTCAAGCATAGCAAAGGATGACTGCTCTAACTGTGGAGTAGCCAAGGGTGTAACTGCGTTAGGACTCTTAACTCTAACCACACCGCCCGGTCGCTGGGTTAGCAAGTCATCTAAATTCGCCTGACCTTCAAGGACTGCATACCTACCAAAGTTCTGGTTATACATATTGTCCATGAGGTTACGCATCAATGTGCTCTTTATTAATTGAATGTCCATAATCAAATCAGCAATGGACAAACCAAAGAACTTGTGCGGAATCTTTACTGGTGTAATACTTATAAAAGGTATACGATCAATAGGCTCATTCTCTATAATGAAATCACCTACTGAGCAAACCTTTCTTAGTTCTGCAATACCATCACCGTCGAAATCAGTACGCATATAGCTTTCATGCAGCCAGTATTCCTGCAATGCTTCTTCGCCACTTAGATTGATAGAGCCACCACCAAACGAAATGTCAGCAGACATATCATAGGAATAACGTGCGTTTGTTCCACCCCATAAAGATGCATCAAAGTCATACTGACCACTAGACAACTCCATAGGATCAAACTCTCTATCTGGATACATTTCACGCAACTCAGATAAAGTCTTCTTGATTCTGTGGCAAACGAATCTAGCTTCTTCGATTGTCTTAGATTCTCTGGAGATCAAGAACTCATCAGGAACCACGTTCTCAATCTTTACTTTACCGACGTAAGCCTTACGAGTAATAACTACATCGTGATAGCCTTCTTCCGGTGTATGCTCTAGAATCTCTACACCCGGACTCATAAGCAAAGCGTTAAACTCTTGCTCGTCTAGGTTGTTGTATTCTTCCCTGTTGTAATCTTCATACTCATCCCACCAGCATTTGACTATACCATTCTTTTGAAGTAGGGCATCAGTGAACCAAGTATATAGGATTTCCCAACCGGGATTATCTTTAGTGAATATGTAATTAACATAATCAGTAGCTTGCTTCGCTACTTCTACATCCTCAGGGCCATGTGGAGAAAAGCTAACCATCTCATCACCTGACGCAAATACACGCATAAGAGAAGGTTTAATCCACTCTATCGTGTCCATCACTGAGGAGTCAACATACTGGCTACGTCCTTCAACCTCATTACCAAACTTCTCAGCATAGTAATACCGCATAGCTTCTTCCCTTTGCAGGGAGATTGTATCACTATAACCTAAAGCATCTGCAATCTCGCTTCCGATTCTAGCTAGTAATTCTGAATCTGTTATTTTAGACGATGCCATAATTCTTGTATGTTATATCCTGTGTCCACGCAGGGTCAGAACCTGAAACTGCGAATCGTTGAGATTGGAAGGCGTACCTCGTTGCGCTCATTAAATCATCGCGGAACGGAACTACCTTTCCTCCCTTCCTGTGATACATTCTAAACTCTTCAAACCAATTGCTTAATGTAGAAAATACCTTAAAATTACTAATCTCCATAGATTGCAACATTGCCATTATTCCTTCTTCTATGGAATTAGACCCTTTGTTATTTCCTAATGCTGGAGGATTGGAGAAATGCTCTAGTAAAAAGTTACAACCTAAATTGCGGTACTGATCAGCCAGACCGGGATTACCCATAGAATCTCGTCTATTGCCATCATGGGGATAAGCAATGGGGATAAAATGAGGTCTAGATCGTATAGTCTGTGCGTGTACCGCTGGAGAGGCTTTAGACTCCCTGTGACAATCGTATACATAGAATGTGTCCTCATCTCTATCAACAGCGCACCACACTACTGCTGTAGGATGATCCCAACCAAAGTCGATTGCTGCTATTCTAGGCCAATGATCCTTAATCTCAACTGGATCAATAATGATTTTACTCTCATCAACGGGGAATATTAGCCCTGAACCTATAGATGGCCTACCATATCTACGCATCTCTCTCTCATGTGGAGAGTATGCAGATAGAATCTGTTCCATAACAGACTCAGATAGATGCCCTTGCTGCCCATATAAAGACTTAATCTTCTCAGACGCATCATCCCATGTCGCATTGACTAGGCTCTGTCCGCTCTGTATACGGTTCATAAAGGCCGCTACGGTCTCAGTCATACCCGCCTCAGGGGTAAAGGTCATATAGACCATACCGCGCCTGTCTAGCGTCCTAGTGACCGCTTGTGAGTAGATGTCTCTACCCGGCTCTTCATCCAACCAAACAACGTCTACAGATCGGCCCTGCCACTTCTCATGTCCCATCTCATAGGCTTTGAAATGTAAAGAAGAGTTCCCACCGCTGACATGTCGTATTAATGCAACACTTTTAGCGTTTGGTACACCCGGCTTTCTTTCCGTCTTTATTATATAATTCTTGGGAATTGCACCGGAGCCAAATGCGTCAGGATCATCAGGGGAACCCAATAACTCTGCCTGTACTATATCTCGCGTAGTCTCGTTAGATACACCACCAGCCCATGCTGTGATAGGTTGGTCGTATCTCCTACCCTTCCACCACTCAGGGTACATCCCTCGCAGATGGAAAGACATTTCTGCTGCACCACAGTATGACTTACCTATACGGTTCGCAGCCATTAACAAGCGTTGATTGCTATCCTTGCTTGTATCGTGAAACTTCTGCTGATAAGGATAAGGATCGTATTGATCTATCCTGTTGAATCGTATTCTTTTTTTCTGTTCTCTAAGGAGTTCTAAGTTTCTACTAATGTCGCGTGAGAGCATCTATTTCTTTTCTGATTTCCTCGTCTGACATTTGTTCAACTGTCGTTGTTTCGATTCGTTCAACGGGTTTAAGGCCAGCCCGGTCAAGTAGATCCTTGATAGCTCCGAGGCGCACAGACTCGCTCTCTGCTTCTCTGGCAAGTTCCGTGAGCCAGTTAAGCCCTTCCGGGATCTTGTCCGCCAATACTTTTTGAGTTGCTTCAAGTATTTCATGTCGGAGTTGAGCTTTAAGTTGCGAACCCTTAACCTTTGCAGTCTTCTGGGAGTATCCACTAGCAATAGCAGACTTCGTGGCATTCCCGGTAAGTACATAGTTCTCTATGAATTGGTCTTGTTTATCTGTCATGGAATCATCAGAGGTGAAGGTTCGGTCAATAACTCCCCACCACCGGCAGCTATGATCTCTGCAGCAGTAGGATAAAATGTTCCTGTTATGTCGCTATAGCCCAGAGGTCCGATTAAATCTTTTGCACTACCTAAAAGACTTTCAAAAACCCCCGGAGAGCTATAGGAGGGATCACCA